GATCGCCAGGCGGTCGACGATGAGGTAGCCGGCGCGGAAGTCGCCGATGGCGACGGCCTTCGCCGACGCCGCCTCGGCCGGCATGTCCACGCACTCGACGTAGGGCCGCCCGAGCACGGTCGCCGGCGCGCCGCTCTGGAGGCCGGGCTGCCAGACGTAGTTGATCGAACCGGCGTCCTTGAGCTTGGAGATGGCGAGAGTCGTCGAACGCTTCCAGAGCCACGTCGCGTTGGCCGCGTACCGCTCATTGAGCGCGTAGAGTACGTCGAAGAGGTCGTCCGCCACGACCTTCGCCGAGGTTGTGACGCCCGTGAACCCGCCCACGCTGGCGTTCGTCAGAATGCCCTCGGGACGCCCCACCGCGTTGCCGCTGATGAAGGCCGTGCCCTCGAGCACGCCGAACTGCTCGCCGAACTCCTCGCGAAGGAATCCCTCGAGGTCGAACACGGAATCCTCGAGGTCCTGCTTCGAGACCTTCGCCATTGCGTACATCTCATGCGTCGGCACGGTCTCGAGCCCGAACTTCGGGTTCGTCGTCTCCGACCGCGTCCCGATCTCCGAGACCCATGAGGCCGAGGCCGAAGAGGTCTTCTTGGGGACCTCGATGCCGGGCCGCGCGGTCGTCCTCACCCGGGCGAGCGACCGGACGGGAGAGTAAAGGACGTCGATCTTGATGATCTCGTTCACGAACTCGAGCGGCGCGAGGTAGCCCCCGGTCGTCGGATCGCCGACGGTCATCGTCTTCGTCTCCTCCGGCGTCAACTCGGCGCCGCGGAGCTTCTTCTGGAGCGCGCCGAAGAAGGCCTTGTTCTCCGCCGACCGGACCTTCGCCGGATCGGTCTCGAGCCGCGGCTTCTTCAGCTCCACGAGCTCCCTCGAGATCTCCTGGAGGCGGGCGTCGATCTTCGTCTCGAACTCCTTGTCGAGCTTGCCCCCGAGCAGGCCGTCCTGCTTCTTCTGGAAATCCACGATGAGCTGCTTCTGCTCCTCGATGAGCTGAATTAACTTGTCCATCTGCACCTCACTTTAAAATAAGAACCCGAAGCGTCTCGCTCAGGTCCCTCGCGGCGTCGAGGATTTTTTCCTCCTCGCCGCTATCCGCGGGCGGCGCTACGCCAGGCTCCACGAGAGTGCCCTCGGGCGGCTCATGCCTGTCGTAGAGTGCCATGAGAGAATCAATCGCCTCCAGTATCGCCGGCTTGGCCTCGCCCGTCAAGTCTGCGAGCTCGCGAATCGTCTCGACTGCGCCCTCGACGGACTTCGATGCCGGCTCGAACAGGGTATAATCGACGTTGTTGTCCTTGAGCCACTTCTTCGCCTCGGCCGCCGTCCAGTCCTTCGTCGGAAACCGGAGCGCCTGGGGGATGGGCTGGTCGGACGGCGCGGCGTGGCCCTTGAGCTTCCCCCAGATGACATCCACCGTCTCCGGCACCTTCTTTTTGCCGTAGATATGGCCATCCGAGACACGCCGGAAGGTGTCCGAGTCGAAGTCGTCCGGGTCCCGAAGTCGGGCCGAGTGCTCGTTCGGATAGGGCTTGAGTTCCTGCCCGCCGTCCATTCTCTTGACCTCCGTCACGACCGCCAGCTCGTTCATCGGCCACGGCACGACCGAACCCTCGTCGAGCCGCACTTCGAGCAAGTCGCGGACGCCATTTTCTATTTTGTCTTTAATGGTCTTGTAACCGATCGAAAGACCGGTCACGGCCCGCCGCTTGAGCGCCACGTGGAGCTGGCGTGGCCTTTCGATGGCCAGCCCCTCGGCGTCGTTCAGGTAGAGCCTGCCCCTCACCTTCAGGCCGCGGTCGTCCTCCTCGGCCGAGAAGTCGCCGACCGGCAGGTCGCTTATGCTCTGATGACAATAAAAGAGCGGGAAGATTTTCTTCTCGCCCAGCGACTTCTCGAAAGCCCCTGGCTTGATCCGGTCGTTCCCCAGGTCGATGTTGTTGAATACGGCGAGATACCCCTCGAAGTCCCCAAATTCCGAGATCGACTTCAAGGAGAACTTGAAGGCCTTGGTCTCGATCTTGTCTTTCATCTTTTCCTCCATTATCCGCGGGCCACCGGGTAAAGCGCGCAGAGGCAGTTCACGACCTCGCCCGCTCCGCCCCGGGGATCGCCGGGAAACGCCATCCTATCCGAGCCGACCACGAAGTCCTCGTCCACCCCGACCTCCTGGCCGTCGGCTGCCATGTGCGAGTCGCGCGAGGCCGGGACGAACGAGCACATCCAGCCCTTCTTATCGACGTAGCCCGTCTCGCGGTAGCCCTCGAGTTCCCCCCAATTCTCGACCTTCGTCGTCTCCGTCCGGCCTATCGTCCGGCAGCGGAACTGAGAGAAGTTTTCGAGCTTTAGAATGAGATTTTGGACGTATTGCTCCACGGTCCAACGCTCGGCCTCGGCGAGGAGCCGGATATCGCGGACCATCTCCATCGTCGCCGTTGCGATCTTCGTCCCCGAGTAGAGGATCATATCCGAAAGTTTGCGCCATTGGGCAGTCGTGAGCTTCGGCGGCATGGCTTTGCCTTCCAGCTCGGGAAGCTCGCCTTTTGCTGATTGAAGTCCGGCTCGGATGGCCCTGCCCGCAGAGTCGGCATACCAGACACGGGTTGCATCGTAAAAATCCGCGGCCTCTCTCCGAATATCGACTAATTGCGATGGAGACGCGCCAAGCCCGGACTTGCGGGCCGCCTCGCCAATTTGCTTCGCCTGAAGCTGCAAAAAATTTTTGGCGAGGCCGATGATGCCGCGCTCCTTCGCCTCGACGCGGGCGACGAAGTTGCGCCACAGGGCCTCCTTGCGCTCGGGCGTGCCCCACAAGATTTTCTTTTCCGGCGCCGCCGTCTTTGATGCCGATTCAGCCGCACCCGGCAGGATGTTCATGCCGACGCCTTCGAGCGGGATCTTGCCTATCGGCACGAGCACCACCTCGCCCGCCTTGCCAAGGGGCTCGAAGCCGGTAGCCGCGCGCTTCTCGTTCACGCTGAGCCAGTCGGCCTGAGCGATGTAGGCGAACTTCTTCTCCCGGTCCTCCGCAAGCGCCTCGATCTTGTCCCGGTCGATGTCCAGCACGACCTCGTCCCCGAACATCGGCGCGAGCCATCTGTTCAACTCGTCGCGGAACTCGTGCATCGCTGGTAGCACGTTGTCCCGGTATAGGCCTTTTCCGGCCTCGACCTTGTTGGAGTACGTTGCGAATTCGGAGTCCCCGACGAGGCAGGGATCGACATTGTAGACGGCGCAGATGTCCCGCCGCGTGATCTTCGTTGAATTCAGCCAATCCATATCCTTCGGGTTCATGGCGAACGGAATCCATTTGAGGCCCTGCTCGAGGATAAGCGGATTGCCGATATTATCGTATCCCTGCCAATCTTGCTTTATCATGGCCCGGAGCCGGTCGAAGCCAGTCTCGTCGAGTTTTGAGTCGGTAGCCAGTGCGCCGGGTGTCCACATGTCGTTCGTGAGGACACGGGCGTTCCACTCCTGCGCCATGTTCGAGATGTCCACCCCCTTCGACGCGGCGCGGAGCGGCGAGAGGCCGTACCAGTCGTTCGTCGGGTGGAACATCCTGCTGTGCATGACGTTGCCGGGCTCGAGGTCCTGCTTGTCGTTGCCGACCTCGTAGCGGTAGCCGCCGACAACGTTGCCCGCGGTGCCCGGAATGACCTTCATCCTGTCCGGTCTCGGAAGCCACAGGGCGAGCGGCGGCTGCTTTCCTATCCGGCCGGCGATAATGTAGGAGTTCCCGGCCAGAAGGCGGAAGGAGAAATAGCCGGCGACGAAAGACCGCTGGCCGTCCCGGTCGTTGGGCCGGGCGAGCAGGCGGAGCATCGCGTGGTCCTCGACATTCCTGCCGCGCCGGTCCTTCGTCTTCCACGTTATGCCGGCACTCGTCTCCGCGATGAGCCGGACGCAGGCGTAGACGGCCATGCAGTTCACATATCCGGCCTCGCTGAGTGCGGCGTAATCCTCACCTGTCCAAATCGGCTGCTTTCCGGCGAGGAGGAGAAGGATTCGGGCGATCGGATTGAGGGCGGTCGAGATGGCCCTCGCCTTGCGCGGCATCTCGCCAAACATCAGGTAGCGCGCCCGGTCGATTATTCCCGGCAATTTACTTCTCTCCTATTTTCCGCGCCTCTTCTCGCCCATTTTGTTTTTGACATATTGCAGGACGAGCGTCGTTATCAGCGTCACCGATGCCGCGATCCCGGCGATCTTGATTTCGAGCGAGCCGAGCTTTTCGGCGATTTTCTTTTGACCCTCACTCAATTCCTTGAGTTGGAAGAGGACAAAATTCCGCCATTCGTCCCAACTATTCTCGCCGGGCGACGCCCTGGCGGCCGTGGGATTTTGGGGAAGGACAATCGGCGGGTCTTGGCCGATTGCGGTCTTGGCGAAAATCCCGGCCGCCACGGATGAGCCGACATAGAGGATAATCGCCCAGAGGAAGATTGCTTTTGCCTGCTTTCCGTTCATGGCGCAACCCTCCAATTTTTCAAGACAATATAAATCCTTCCGATGATTGTCAAGCAGAAAAGCGCATAACCGATGACGGGATAGGTCAGCGTCCAGACAATCCAGCAGACGGCGAAAGTGTAGCCCGTTGAAACGACGGGCTGTAGATGCGTCAGCTTTGGATGATAGGCATAGAACCATCTCATGAACGGATTTTTCTCAACCGCCGGACCGATCTTCAAGAAATCGAACCAGGTTTGAAGATGATCGACAACGACGACGATCAAATGTATTCCGGCCAAGACGAATAAAACTTTCATCATCTGAATGTCCCGAACGCCGA